CAAAGGCTCGCAAGGCGCGAACTACTTAAGAACAACAGTCGCAGAAATGGCTCAAAAATCAAAACTCAGACTAGCCCAACACGAATCTGAAGCAGAAGGAGCAGAGGGAGAAGAGCAAGCATTCCACTCATTCGATGAAAATGCTGAACGTTTAAGACTTGCTGAAAGAAGAGAATTCGAGGCTGCAACTGACTAAATTCTCTTTAAAGATTCAGGTTCTATCTTAGAAGTTGCAATCCTACAAGCACGTGAACTAGTAGACACTAGTTCAACTCAACAGTCTGACATTTCAAATCTAAAGACTACAATAACAAATCTAGTCTACAAGAGCGAAGAGTGCGGGGGTTTGGTCCAACGAATCCTAGCAGACAAGACAAGGATGTAGGCGCTAGATACTCCAGCTGACAAAGTAATATGTGCAGCTTTACATCAACTCTTGGACGCGATGGTTGACGCGGGAGAGACTGGAGATAGTCACCTAAGGGCTGCCAACCTAAGAGGAGCTGTTGGCAGAATTAGAACAGTCCAGGGTTGGCAACATCCACCTGGGCTATTAAAATAAGCAATACTCGGTCCTATGGCACGTGCTATGCTAATAGGTAATAAATAATTTGTTGATGAGATTACGCGTGCTTCAGAAACTGAGTCCCACACATCAATAACCATCAGAATTGCTCTTAGCGTCTTGGTATCCTTACGTGAACTACAAGACAATTCAGCTTAAGAACAGAACGATGAGCCAGATGGTAATGGAGATGGTAACGATAGACGAGGAAATCCGCGCCCTAAATCCGGTGACGGCGATGACAGAGAGTTTTAGGAAGGTAGCAATACAAAGAGAGCACCGGCCGTTAGCTCAATTGCTGGTGCTGGCAGTGCTTCCAGAAACATCAATGGCGGAAACTCTGTCTAGAATCAGTAACTACTCTCAATTCACGAGGACAGCCCAGTCATTGATGTATCAGGAACTATCTCAAGGGTATACACTTCAGAAGCAGAAAGAGGCATTCAACAGATAGATTCTCGATTGGATATGGGGACCGGATGTGTAACAGGCGAAACAGTTCCAAGTTTAGCCTAGCTATAACCTCTTAGATATGCTGATGCAGATGAGGGAACAACAGCCACAAACACATTACGTGAGCATACAACCCGAGCTTGTGACAAAGATCTTGGAAGGAGCATACTCGAGTAGCCCAGACTGGGAACAAATTGCGGACGCATTTGTCTCAGCGTTGAGCTCGGACGGTAGTGCTAAGTTCAAGAGTCTGAACAAAACATAGTTCATGCTTACATAGGTGGATGTCTAGACGCTGCGAATCCTCATATCAAAACAGGAGTTCAAGCTATTCATATCTCATGCGATGAAGATTTCAGGAACAGATAGAATCATGTATCATGCGATACAGAAGTAGGAGACGACCAAAGTCAGACAAGTCGTGAATACAAACATGCTGTGTTATATAATATACACACTGATCTATGCGATAATGATGTCGCTAAAGAATTAGAACTCACAATTGTGGAAGCATGCATATCCAACCAAGTCCACTCTGTCCAGAACGCTGATAGAAGAAAGGCTCTTGGAGCCGTCAGCTAGGGATTGGTAGGTGCCGATAGATC